TGCCAATGACATCATCGACAACCAAGTGCGGCGCCAGCTCGACGAGCAGCCCAACTACAAGGAAGTTGACCTTAGCTTGATCGACCGTAGCAAGCTGACTTGGGAGTACATCGCCAATATGTCGCGCTCGGAGCGTGTGAGCAACACCATTTCCGACGAGACTTGGGAAGAGTTCAAGAAGGACTATGTCAAGGTGATGACTGCCGTCACTGGCAAACCCGAGCAAGTTGTCAACAACGCTGCCAAGATCATCGCTGCCGAGTTCAAGCCGGTCCGCGACAACAAGGACAAATTGGCAGTGCTGGAAACCTATTTGGACACTTGGTTCGCATCGACCGAGCGTGCTGCCGACTTTGCCAGCTTGTACGAGCGCCTGTCCAAGAAGGTGAAGGACTACCAAGCCAAGGGCTTGGCATCGCTGGAAATCTAACTTCCCAAGGCGGGTTAATTCCCGCCTCTTTTCGCAAGCATCTAGTGATTACCGACTGCTAGATGCTTACCAAAGGAGATCAAACAAATGGCAAAGAAAGCAGTTTATGGCGGCCAAGCCGACGATCTAATCCAAGCGTACATGGCTCTCGACGAAAGCAAGTCACCGAAGGAAGCAGCCCAACCGCTGCTACCCGATTACGCGCCAGAGTCCATCGTTAAGGCAATGGTGCAAACCCTGCGTATGTACATCAGGCGGCACTATCCCGAGTTTGCCAAGGAAGGCAACCGACTAGCTATTCGCTACGAGTTGCGCCCGGACGATGGCTGGTACTTCTGGGTAGAGCCAGCGCCAGTCAGCAAGATCGCCCAAGCATTACAAGGAGTTACCACCGATGCCCAGACTCTATGAGGACACCTGGAAAGCTCTACGTGATACTGGCTACATCAAATTGAAGTTGCTAGACCCGTTAGAGCAGCACCGGATTATCAGAGGAATCAGCAAGGAGAAAAATGCTGATCCCTTGAAACCACGTTTCCATCGTATCTTCCCGACAGTCGTTAAGGAAGGTAGCAATACCTACCTAATCCTCGAACTTCGGGAAGTTACGAAAACCCGGTACAATGTACCAATCTAACCAAGGAGTAAGCAATGGCAACCCCACTCACCGACGCGCAAGAAATCCATCAACGCATTTCCGAACTCCAAGATGAGCTGGACAAAGCCAGCCCCAACATCGCAACTCACCTACTCAAAATCCACAAGGATTTGGGAAATAGCCCCGAGCTTCTGCACATCCTGTCCGAAGATGAAATCGCAGTCATCGCCAAGGGCTTGCAAGTGCAGAGCCAGGTGCAGATCGTAGCATCTAAGCCGAAAGCTCCCAAGCGCGAGAAGCTCGCCGACCTGGAAATCTGAGGAGACAAAAATGCTAGACTGGAATCGTGCTAAATGGGCGGCGCTATCCCGGCTGCCAGCCGACAACGGCGAATCGCATCTGCCATTCATGGACAATCCGCCGGAAGCAGCTTCCTTCATCCAGCGCCAGAGCCAGGAATGGCAGATGTTGCAGCGCAATGCAAGCTGCCAGCCGTCGGACACCGACGCCATAGCCAGCAAGGATGGCTGCGATGCTTCCCAGGATAGCGGGTGTTAGGACAGTAGGCGATGGCAACCCGCCAGCTACCAGCCTAGCCCTTCACCTAGCAGCCCGCCTGTTAGTTTCCGATAGAGCTGACTGGTGGTCGTTTGACAAATGGCTAGATACTGCGCATGGCTACAACTATGCGCTGCTGCCTGAACTCGCATCGTTTCTTGCCCTTCGCTGTACCACCATTGACCAATTGGAATCTAAACTCCAGCGCCTTCGCCACTACGTTCTGTCTGAGCAACTCCAACTTCTCTCCATCTTGGAAACATATTATGCACCCCAAACTCAAGCTCCTGAGTCACTCCTCGCTGATAACACTTCATGCTTGCCCGAGGAAGTTTGAACTCTACCGCCTCAATGCCGGCCCAGCTCCTACGCCCTCGGTAGATACCGCCTTTGGCTCTGCCTTCGGTGCTGGCATCCAAACCCTGATTGCCACCGAAGGAAATCTTACCAAAGCCTTGGTCGATGCTTTCCTGGCGTGGGATGTTTCCCTGCTGGAAGAAAACGCCAAGAGCAACAAGAGCATCTGGGAAGTGGTGATGGCATTGGAATCCTTTGCCAAAATCCACTTGCCTACCATCCTCAAGGACTGGAAAATCGCCACGCTCAAAGATGGCAAGCCAGCCGTCGAGCTATCATTCAAAATCAACTTGCCCGATGGCTTTGCTTATCGCGGCTTTGTTGACCTGGTGCTGCAACATCGTACCGAACATCGCTTCAAAATCTGGGAACTCAAGACAACTGGCAGCTACGTTGTACACGAAGCCCAGTACAAAAACAGCTTCCAAGGTGTTGGCTACGGCGTTGTGTTGGATCAATTGGCCGCAGCTATCGGCGCAGAATCCGACTACTTTGTGGACTACTTTGTCTACAAAACTAAGAGCCGGGAATTTGAGATTATGCCATTTCTCAAGAGCAACCTGGAACGGATGCGTTGGCTTAGCCAGCTCCTACTGGAAGTTGAGAAGATGCAGCTCTATGACCGCCTTGGCATGTTCCCGCAGCATGGTGAAAGTTGCTACGCCTTCTTCCGGCCCTGCGAGTATTTCGGTATTTGCCAGATGAGCAACAGCAGCCTTGTGGACGAGGAGAAAGCTAGTCTCCCGCCAGAAGAAGCACCAGTTGATTTTGAACTGGATTTTCGTACTTTACTAGCGCAACAGACGGAGAACCTAAATGAATGACCCTTTGGCAGCAGCACGCAAGCACCTTGGCCCGGTATCTCGGCGAACCATTGTGATGGTGCCTGAAGGATGCCATCTGATGATCCCAGCTTCCATGACCAACATCGTGCAGGAAGTTCGTTTCGTCAAGCTGACAAGTGACGGCGGCATCCAACCCCTGCCGCTACAGAACGTAGCAACTACTACCATTCCCGTGGCAGATCAAGTACTGGATTCGCTGGATACTGCCTACTTCCAACAACTGCAACAAGGAGCAAACAAATGAGCGACAATGAACAATTCTTCCCTGTGGGCTTTGACGATGACCTCGACAGCTTGCACCGACTTGTCAACCTCATCATGGAGCGTAAAGTAGGGCGAATCAGTGACATAGTCGTAGACGCTGAACTTGAGAAAGCGGCCGTGGCGCTGGCCCAGTTGGTAGCTGCAAAAGCTGTGCTGCACAAGCGATACGTTGAGGACATGATTCATAGCACCGAAAGCAACATCTAAGGAGCAGCCATGAAACTCTCCGAATACAAAGTAAAACCAGTGCACAGAGTCCTAATCTTCGGGCCGCCCAAATCTGGTAAGACAGCAGTCGTTGGCAAGTTGGCAGAGCACTACAACCTGCTCTGGTTCGACCTGGAGGATGGAGTCAAAACGCTGCTAAACCCGGAGTTGAAAATCCCGCAGTCTGCGCTTGAGCATGTAACTCTAGTGCAGCTACCCGACACCAAGGACTATCCCATCGCTGCCGAAACTCTGTACAAGGTAGTGGAGTGGAAGCCAATTGCCATCTGCGAGGAACACGGCAAGGTGAACTGCGCCATGTGCAAGCAGAAGTCTGCGCCTTTCGTAGAGCTGGACTTTTCCAAGATGGATGATAGCTGGATCATCGTAGTTGACAGCTTGACCCAATTGTCAAACTCGGTAATGAACATGATTCTGCGAGCACGCGGCATGACTTCCTATGACGCCAAGCCCGAGTGGGATGACTACGCGAAGCAAGGAGCTTGGCTGGATCGCTGGCTATCTATCATCCAGAATTGCCCATTCAACGTGGTTGTCATTTCTCACGAAATGGGCATCGAGATGGAAGATGGCAAGGAGAAGTTAACAGCAGTCGGCGGCACCCGCAACTTCTCACGGAACCTGCCGCGCTACTTCGACCATGTTGCTTACGCCGAAATGAAAGCTAAGAAGCATGTCCTCGGTTCCTCTACTACCTACGGTGTCAACGTGCTGACTGGCAGCAGAACCGGGGCTAAGACCGAAGTCAACGTGGATGGCAACCCGCTGCTGGAAATCTTCACCAGCTACCGCAACTACAAGAAGGTGAACTGATGGCTACTACCTCCCCGGTTATGAAAGGCTCCAACCTGCGCCGCATCAAGAAGCTGGAGCAGGAAGTTGCTATGCTTCGCTCCCACATCTGGTGGCTCGTAGGTGGTGGCGAGTTCGCAGCTTGGGCACAAAACAAGCCCATGCCCTTGGCAGCGCGCAAAGAATTCGACGAAGCTCGCGCTCTTTTCCCCGACGATAGTTGGGAAGAGGCCGAAGCTAAGTGAATAGCAGCCGGCCAGTCTGCTTAATTACTGGCCACCTTTGTTCTCAACTCTCTTTTGTTCTTGAAAGGAACTATCATGGCTGACCTCAACAACCTTCCCGACATTTCCCTGGATTCCATCGACGACCTCCCGGGTTTTGAAATCCCGCCGCAAGGCCGCTACCTCTGCCTACTCACAATTTCCCCCAAGGAAATCAACGGCAAAGGTAACCTGGAGTTCGAGTACACCGTGCAGGAAACCATCGAGTTGGCATCGCCTACCGACACGGAACCCAAGCAAGGTGCTACCTTCACCGAACTCTTTAGCTACGACAAGGGCTTGCCGATGGCGAAGGACAAGCTGAAGAAGCTCTGCGAAGGACTTGGCATCCCGACCAGCTCCTCGCTGGCTGACATTGTGGAATCTGTGCAAGGTGTTGGCGTGGAAGTCACGCTCAAGCATCGCAAGAACCCCAAGGGGCCTGATCCCGAGCGCGTCTATGCCAACGTCCCGGCTGCTACCTTCAAGGTAGTGTAACCTTAAAGCCCCACTCATGTAGCAAGTGAGTGGGGCATTTTTCCTTCAACCAACGAAAGGCCGCTATGACCAGAGCTAGAAAGCAACAAGAACCCAAGTCCATGCTGCAACAAGCACACGAGCTAATCAACGGACAACGCCAGCAGGACTACGGCGACAAGCTCCAGAACTTTTCACAAATCGCAATGGGCTTCCAGATGGTACTGGCAACCAAGCTGCAACCCGACCAGTACATCACGCCCGAGGACGTGGCACTGATGATGATGCAAGTGAAGATCGCGCGACTTGCCAAGTCCCCGGACCACGCCGATTCGATCCTTGACATTGCAGGCTATGCTGGCTGCTACTCGATGCTCCAACAAGAGCGAGCAGAAGGGGCGGAGCTGGCAGGTGCGATCTTCGACGCGCGCGCAGAGTAACAACTAACGGGTGGCCTATGAGCCACCTACCAAGGAGACCAACATGATTGCCAAAGAAATCAAAGAGAAGGTGCTAAGAACTGCTGCTGCCTACTTCGGCCTGAAGGAATCACGGAAATGACCTGTGAGATTCTACTGGCTGCCATCGGATTCATAGTTGGCCCACTTCTGATTATGGCTATCTTCTCTTGCAACCAACCCCGCGATACAAAAGATGAGACTACTGATCTGCGCGACAAAGGATGACCGGTCGTATCTGCATCGCTTTAGCCAGCTCATCCCGAAAGGTGCTGGGCATGTAATTACCTTCGATGACTTCTTCCTACAGTCTGAACTGGAAAGCAAGGCCGAAGGGTTCGATGCTATTGTAACTACCAACTGGAAGGTGGCCTCTGTCGCTTTTGGCATCAAGTTCAAGGCGCCAGATACCAACGGCCAGGGCGCAACCCTTGACGACTATGCTGGCTCTATTACCAAGCTACCGCGGTCGGGCAAGGAAGTGCTGGTGCTTAACCCCATGCAGCACCTGGTGAGCACCGACACTGGCATGTTTCTTTTCCAACGCTATCTTAGCAAGTTGCTCGACAAGGATCGCTGGTTCAAACAGACGGCCTTTACTTGGCAGGTAGTTGACAAGTCAGCCGACTATGCCCTGGCGCTGGACTACCTAAAAGCATCCAAGTACATCGCAGTTGACATTGAGACTGGCGACGGCCACAAGATCAATTGCATTGGCTTCTGCGGCTTCCAGCTAAAGGATAGCTCATGGGAAAGTAGAGCCTTTGTCCTGCCATTGACTGACCATCTAGCTATTTCCTGGATGCGGGAATTGTGCATGTTGCCGGTTCCCAAGGTGTTCCAAAATGGCATGTTCGACGTTACCCATCTGCTAACCTGGCGCACCCCTGTTAGCCATTGGTACTGGGATACTCTCGGTCTGTTCCATAGCTGGTATTCCGAGCTGCCCCGCCGCCTTGACTTCATTACCAGCTTCCTGCTGCGTGACGTAGCATTTTGGAAAGATGAAGGCAAGACTGGCAACCTTGAGGACTACTACCGCTACAATGCGAGGGACTGCTGGGCCACTGGCAACGCCTTCCTAGCTTGGTTTGCTGAAGCACCAGACTGGGCACTTAGGAACTACAAGATAAAGTTTCCTGAAGTTTTCCCTTGCGTGCAGTGCGGCCTTGAAGGGATAGCAGTTGACACCACTGCCAGGGAAGCAATGCGCAAAGAGCAGGAAGCTATCTTGGACAAGGAGCTAGCCAGCCTTCGGAAGATGCTTGCCCAGCCTAACTTCAACCCCAACTCGCCGAAGCAAGTGCTGGCACTGCTCCACATGCTAGGAGCTAAGGCTGCTACCAATGCGGACTCCAAAGCCATTGCCAAGGCAGCAGCCATGCACCCACTCAACGCATTTCTGCTTGACAAGGTGTTGGCTTACCGGGAAGCTAGCAAACTGCTTGGCACCTACGTTAACGCACCACTCTACAAAGGCAGGTTGCTATACTCCATCAACCCATTCGGGACGGAGACTGGCCGGATGGCTAGTAAGAAAAGCCACCTATACTTCATGAAGGGTTCGGTGTTCACCAGCTACGGTACGCAAATCCAGAACATGCCACCGTATGCGAAGAAGATGCTGAAGGCTGATCCCGGATGGCTACTCTGCGAGATCGACAAAAAGAGTAGCGAATCCTACTGCACGGCGGCTCTTAGCAGGGATGAGAAGTTGTGGGATGTTGTCCACAATGCTCCCGACTTCCACCGAGCCAATGCCAGCTTGTTCTTCGGGTTGCCCCCGGAAGAAGTTAGCAAAGAGCTACGGCAGCTTAGTAAGCGAGTCAACCACGGCGCCAACTACAACATGGGCGAAGCCGTCCTAGTTGAAACAATGGGAGAAGCGAATGTCTGGAAAGCAAAAGCTCTGCTACTTGCTACGTACTCCAAGCGGACAGACCCAGAAGCCAAAGAACTATTGGCCAAATTGGCAGTATGTACCACGCCAAAAAGTATTGCGGGATTCTTGCTCGACCGCTTCAACGCAGCCTACCCAAGAATCAAAGGGCGCTGGTACGGCGAGATTGTTGCAGAAGTCACCAGCACCCACATGCTTACCAACCCAAGCGGATGGACTCGGTACTGTTTCGGCGATCCCAAAAACGACAAGCGTGCGTTGAACGCCTACGTAGCGCATGGGCCGCAGCACCTTTCCGTACAGCTACTAAACATTGGCTTCAGGAAAATCTTTGAGGAGTTGCAAGATGCTAGCTGCTTCCGCCTCAAAGCCCAGATTCATGACTCGGTATTCTTCCAATACAAAGAAGGCCGGGAGGATTTGGTATGGGAAGCAGAGAAAAGGTTGCGAACCCCGATCACTATCCACGGCAAAGAGTTAGTAATCCCCAACGACGCCAGCTTTGGCAAATCTTTTTGGAGTGAACTAAAATGAAACCAATTGTTCTGGTAGGCAACCAGCTCAAAGAAATAGCACCAGGGCAGCGGCTCGCCCCAGAGTTTGCACCGCCATATGCCCTGGCTGCTAAATTGACAGCTACTGTAACTGTAGCTAATACCAACACCAGCGTATTGTCGCTGTCTATCCCAGCCAACACTTTGCAAGTAGGGGATGTTATCGAAGTGTACGGCTACGGGCGCTTCAACTCCAACGCCACCGCTAGTACCGATAAGCTGTCGGTTACTCTTGGCACTGGCTCCGGTGTTTCTAATCCGATAGTGACCACCACTAGCTACGGCAATGCTGCTACTGCCAGAACAAACCTGCCAGTGATGTTATCTGGTATGTTGGTTGTGCGAGCTGTTGGCACCAATGCTTCCATCATGGGTGAGATAATGCAGCAGCGGCCTATCAATGCCACCAACGTACCAGGCGCCACTGCCGCAACCATGTCCTTCAATTCGACGGTAGACAACCTGGTCAGCTTGAATTACTTGTCGGGTGTCTCGTCTGCTTCCATATCATTTGAGACTGCTGTTATTAAACTCTGGAGATAGGTCATGGATGAAATTACCTTCAACCACATGATGGTTGACATAGAAACTCTTGGTACCGCAATGGATGCTACGGTTATCGCCATTGGTGTAGCCCTGTTCAACCCAGAAGCAGTAGCAATCGGTCCTCAATTTTGCTATCTTCCAGCTTTGGAATGTCAGGGAGGTACAGTTAGCCCTGATACCCTACACTGGTGGTTAAAAACCAATCAAGGACTGTTGGGTAAATACATAGAGCAATCTCCAGAGGTAGGAACTCCGTTTGATTGGAGAGATATCAGCGTGAATTTGGCCAACTTGATTTATGGCTACGAAGTTGATACAATATGGGCCAATGGCATTGACTTCGACATTCCCATCTTGTCAGCAGCTTTCGAGCGTACAAAGGTTGACAACCCGCTAGAGACTTTCAACTACAAGCAGCGCAGGGATATGCGCCAGTGGAAATTGGCAGCATCGCTTGCTGGGTGGCTAGAGCCGGAGCGCCCGAAGGAACTTGTAGCACATGACGCCCTGGCGGATGCTGTCTGGCAATGCCGTGTAGTTTGTAACTTGTGGCAATTCTTAGCAAATAGGAGGTGATATGGCGCAACTTGAAGTGCGAAGATACAACGGCTCGACTTTCTACAAGCTGGAAGGTGACGATTACCAACTAGCACTCAAGTGGAAAGCAATTGATTGTGGATGTGCAGCTTATGCCAGTGCCAGAACAGCCCTGCGGCCAGCGATACTGGAAATGGTTGGCAGGCTAACACCCACTCAACCAAACCCAACCGAGGAGAGAATTAGGTTCATAGCATGAAAGTGTACATCATCGCCGGCCTAGATAAAGACGGCCACATTGACACCGCTGGCGGTTTTGCCAGCAAAAGCGACGCCTGGCATTTCTTCCTAGAAAATGATCTTGCAAGGAAGATGCCAGAGGCAGTCATACTTCCCGTTGAAATAAAGGAACCAAGCAATGAAACTCCCGAAGCAAATCGACAAATGTGACCACCCGGAGAGCCGCTGGCTGCGGCTGTACAACCTGCTAGCCATCGACTTGAAGGAAGGAGTTGATACCTGCCAGTGCTGCGTGTTTTGGCGGGGCTTTGCCTTTGCAGTAGCTTTCTTCGCTGCACCGACCATTGCCTTGCTACTAGGTTATCCCCTGGCAGGCCTCACCATCTTCACCTTGCTTACTACAGTCTGCGCTGTGGTAACAACCTACTACGGAGACCCACTCAAATGAAGTTCACTGATGTTTTCCAGTACACCACTGAAGATGAAGCCCAGGTAACATTCATGCTGGCAGCTGGCCAAACAGTTAACTGCTTCAACTGGGCACAAGCCAAGCTCTATGCCAGCTTGGTAGATGAGGAGTATGGTGAGTTCAAGCGAGCAGCCAGTCGGGTTGACAAGCAACAAGGAGCTATCGACCCGCAGGAACTCACCGAAATGATCGACGCTGCCTTCGACTTGGTAGTAGTGGCTAAGGGCTTCCTGCTATCCCTGGGGTTGACGGTCGAAGATGTGTTTGAGCATGGCTGGGAAAGTAATCTCAACAAGATTGATCCCAGCACTTTGTCGGTTAAGAAACGAGCTGATGGCAAAGTGTTGAAGCCTGAAGGCTGGCAGCCGCCCAACTTCGCGCAGTTTAACCCGGTGCTATTCAACTACGACCCAGCTACTGGACGAGTAACCGGCCCCAACGAGTAAGACCCATTGAGCACGCACAATGACACCTTTCCTGCGAGACTATACCCAGCTGGCAGCAAACAACGAAGCGCCAGAAATTCTGTATCTTTGGTCGATAGTAAGTGGCATTGCTGCGTTGCTCTCCCGTAAAGTCTACTTGCCATTTGGGAATGGCCGGATCAATCCCAACCTTTACGTGATGATAGTAGGCGATCCAGGTACTCGCAAGAGTTCTGCTATCAAGGAAATGAAAAGAAGGTTGAAGGCGGCAGGATTTGGAAATTTCTGCGGGGACAAAGTAACCATGCAGAAGTTCCTCTGCGACCTGGCAGGTGTAGATGAGAACGGGGAGAGCAGCCAGCAAAAAGACTTCGACTTGGATACCACCTTGATTGATAACCTAGGACTGCGCCAAGCCTTCACTGATTCCGAATGGGTAGAAAGCTACATTGCACAAGATGAGTTCAGCGACTTCATTGGTATCAACAACTACCCATTCATATCGCTTCTAGGCAACTTCTGGGACATTGACGAACCATATGAGTATAGGCTAAAGAACAGCAAATCCTTGTGGATACCACGTCCCGTCATCAACATCCTTGGAGGCACAACCCCAGAACAATTCAACACCATCTTCCCAGCTGCCATTGCCGGCCAAGGCTTTCTATCTCGGCTCATCATCGTCAACGCAGTTCGCACGGGGAAACAGGTAAGCTGGCCCGTAGCCAACTCCCCAGAGCACCTTGCTAGAATCGACCAACAGCTTGTCGGCATTAGGAAGCTAGAAGGTGTGGTAGAAGTGGGCACGGATGTTCGTGATCTTCTGGATAAGATTTACAAAAACTGGCAGGGAGTTCCCGATCCCAGGTTTGTTACCTACTCCACGCGCCGCCACACCCACTTGCTTAAACTAGTGATGGTGATGGCAGCTAGCCGATTAACCACTGTAATCACCAAGGAGGATGTGATTATGGCTAACACACTGCTAACCTACACCGAACGTCACATGCCAACTGCGCTTGGTGCCTTTGGTAAGCACGAGGATAGTGATGTTGCCAACACCATCGTAGAAACCCTGAAGTACGCTAAGAGGCCCATGACTGTTGCTGAACTTTACAAAGGCGTGTCGCAGCATATCCTGTTCAAAGACTTCCGAGATTTAATGGGAAGCCTGCTAGTAGCCGAGAAAGTTCAACAAGTAGAGGGCAAATTCTTGCCAATAAAAAAGCCAGTCCAGCAAGCATCAGATGCTTACGTGGACTGGCAAATGCTCAAGGGGATAGCCCCCGACCTACTTTTCTAGCTAGCTATTCGCTAGTGGGCGGAGTAGGACTCCCAAGTGCGGGGAAACTATCAGGTTGGAGCAGTTCCTGATAGTTCCTCGCCCAAGGACTATTCCTTGTGGCATTGGCAAACACCAGAGCGCGCGGGGTCGTAGCAGCCCGCATCTGGTTAAGATAGAATTGACGGAACGCAGCAGGATTGCCACCTGCATCCGAGTACCGTTTGAAGAAGTCATCAACTGCTACGTCCTCACCTCCAGTTTCTTGAGATAGGAACTGCGACCTCAAAGCCGAACCAATCTCGTTCAACTTCTCTTGGTCAGCAGCCTTGAGCTTGTTGAAGCGTTGGAAGGTTTCCATCTTAATAGCTTCATCCATTGGCTTGGCTCCTAGGAATCGGATGGCCGTGCTAATCGAAAGCAGGTCTTGGTCAATAGGAATGTCCAACTTCCCGCCTTCGGAAGTCCTGGCGCCCAACGCCCATTCGGCAACACCTGCCAGCGGACGGTTCACACCAGCATGAGCTACAGCTTCCAGGGCACTTACCTTTAGGCTGCCACCATTCAGCACTGACTGCGCAAAGTCTTTTAGCGCTCCAATGCCTTTCTCGAAGTAGGACACCACTGCTAGGTCCGATGGAGTTACTGGCAGGACAGTGATGTTGCGCGGGTTGGAATCGCCACGGCTCCAAAGGTTAGCTCCGAGCAGGTTGCTACCAAGGCCATACAGGACATAGTTACCAACATCTTCACCAACCAACTCTCGCAGGTTGCTGTAGATATCGGAGTGTTCCTTGTTGTGCTTCTCCAGCAGGTGGTAGTTGGCGATGGAGAACCCCGGCAGGGACTGCGCACCAAAGATAGTTCCTTGGAGCGCCTGCATCATAGCCAGGTTCTTGGCATTGCCTTCCTCCAGATGCCTGAAAGCCTGTTGCATATAGTTGAACTGGTAGCTCTGGAATAAGCCAACAGCACTACCCAAGATGCCTTGGAACACCTGCGGGCGCTGGCCAGCCGTGAAGTTGCCAGACACTTTGTTGGCAAAATTGGCTGCAAACGCATCAACGTCTGCCCCAGTAAGCCCACGCATTTCAGCAATCTGCCTGCCAACGTCAGCTCCTAGATAGCGCGTGAATCGCTCCGACCAGTTGCTAGGCGTTGACATTTTGTCAATGAAAGCGGCAATCTTGCCGTTAGCAATGCCAGCTTGCTGCAGGGCTTGCTGCGCAGTCTTGGCGCCAGACAACATGCTAACTGCATCAACCAACTCCCGGTGAGCAGACAAGCTCTTATCAACAATCCCCAACTTGTCATAGCGATCAAGCAGTGCCGGATTGGTGAAGTAGTTTTGGATGGCATTTCCAATCAGCTTGAAGTAGGGCACACTCTTGCCAGCCGCCATAGCAGCACGCATTTCCGGCAGCAACAGGATTGGTGTACCAAAGGCATTGACTACTGCGTTCCAGTAGTCCAGCCCAAGGATAGCAACCCGCTGTAAGGTGTTAAGTTGCTTGACGGTAGCCTGCGCAGAGCCAGTCCAGCTCTTCATTCCTGCTGCTTCCCAGAGCGCCTCATTCTCGAAGGCGTTGACACCATAGGCGCTGGCTATCTTATTAGCTTCGTCCCAGGTGATCTTTCCTTTCCTAGCAGCTTGAATCTTACCCCAAGTTTCTTCCATCACCTTGTCACCAACGCCGCTAAGCCATTGATTGATCTTGGCCCAGGCAGTGTTCTGGTCAGTGAGGCCGAGAACAGTATTGATTACCTTGGTGAAGGCATTGGCATCCCCAGCAGGGTTAAGTGCTTTGGCTGCGAGTGCAGCTTCGGCAAATTGCTGGCCGTAGTACAACTCGGTAGCATCAGCTGCTATGGCATATTCCTTACGAGCATACCATTTGTTAATCTCATCCAGCACCTGGAAGGAGTTGGTGAGTTGGTCCGGGCGCATAGTGCCTTTACGCAGCATGGCGTTATCCAGCCGAGTGGCACCATAAGCTGCTTGGGCATTGTACTCTCCAGCGGCTTTGAACCACGCATCAGTATCTTCCCTTTGGAGAATGGTAACTCCAGGAAAGTCTTTACGCGCACGGTTGATGGCAGCAGACAACTCTTCGGCTGTTTTGCCAAAGAGCATACCCTTCTCGCCATTGGAGTCGATGACGATGGCAGCAAACTTGCGAGACTCCAGCGGTGGCGGGGGAATGTAGAAAGTATCTGCGCCGCCAAGGGTGCTTTTACCCATGGCAGTTCGCAGCTCATTCTGCTTGTTCAAGTAGTAGGTATCCTGGCCGATGTGGGATGTTATCCATTGGTCAATGGCTGTAACTTCCTCGTCGGTAATACCTGCTACCTTTAGCGGAATGACATGCTCTGCGGGATCGAGGGCGCTAGTATTACCAGCCTGTAACGCCTTTATCCATTCTGTAGATTGCAGCTCCGCATTAACGAGTTTGTATTTCAACCCAGTGCCGCGCACCCGGTTGGCAATGGCAGCAAGGGCTACTGCTACCTTACTCTTTTCCCCAAAGTTGCGCAGCGTCTGCTCGGCATTAACCATCGAAGCGGCCCGTTGCACTGCCATATCTTCGATAACTGCCTGGCGAATAGCTCCAGCTGCCTGAGCTTTTTCCAGCACTGAGTTGTAGGCGGCATTGCTGCTAGAGAACCAGCCAGCAAACCGATGCTCTAGTGCGTTCAACTCGCTAACAGCGAAGTCTGGGAGTTGCCGCCCGAGGACAGATGTAGCTACGATCTGTTGCTGTTGTCTGGCAGCGGCAATCTTGTCATCGAGAACGGCAGCACCACGCAACGCCCATACACTTGGAGCGTTAGCCGTTTGATACTTTATAGCCATCCACCTACGCTGGGTAGGATCAATGGCATTGATGAACGAACTCTCCGGTGCGTTGGGATTAGTAAAGAAGTCCTGCTTGACGTTAAGCCGAGCAGCCATCTCCTCCATTGGAATCTTCAGCTTAACCATTTCCTGCATGGCAGACTGCTTAAGCTGGCGTAGTGCATCGACAGCATTTTGCCCGGAATAGCGAAGGACAGTTCCGTTATTATCCGTTACTGCAATTTCCCCGAACGTCCGAAGGTCAGCTTCCAGCGCAGGCAGGGCATCGGCAGTAACTGCTTTGGCGGCTGATTGCCCTGCCAACTGGGCTTCCTCGGCCGCTTTGGCAGCAGCCCAATAGGCAGCATTGACCTTGCTAACATCCCCATTTAGCAATCCAACACCGTTGATTTCTTTGGTAAGGTCCCACACTTTACCATCAACAGTCATGGCGCTATCTTTCCAGGCAACTTTACCCAAGTCGCCTGCCAGAAGCACTGCCTTATTAGCAGTAGCGCCATTTGCCAAATCTAGGAAAAACGTCTTAGAAGTGGGGATGGTAGTCTCGGATGCTCTGGTAATTTTCTCGGCACCAGTAAGTAGCCGAGCGGTAGCCTGAGGCCCGAGCTTCTCCATTGCAGCCTTGACCGTCAGGGCATCATCCCCAGCCAAATCGGCGTACAACTTGTTGGTGAGCGTATCAAGCGCCTGGTCGCGGTTGGCTGTGGTGATAGCCAGCTTGGTATCCAGCACTGCATCCCCGGTAGGCAGTAGTGCCTGGGGCGGCTGTGATCTAGCCAAGTCAGCAATGACATCTCCGGTAGTGATGTTAACACCTTTGGCAACCGGAGCTCCTGCTAGGTTACCAGCTTTTTGCTCCACGTAGGAAGCCTGCGTCAGCTTCTCACCTGCAGCATCACGCACCTTGCCAATGGTGGTAATATTGCCGGCTTCATCGAGGAACTTCGTAGATGCCCAGCCTGCATATTTCAGCAACCCGCCAGCAGCACCAAAGATCATGCCAGTAGAGGCTAGGTGGCTGGCGAAATCTTCCCAGTCATTGATGCTATCGTAGATAGGATGCTGGTTGAGGGCGGCATAACTTCCCATCTCGAAGGCCAGGCCTTCCAAGCCAGCCTGTGCAGCGCCAGCAGCCGATGCCAGCCACCGAGCTTTGGTAGCACTTTCCCCTGCGGAAATCAGGGATGCACCACGCTGAAGCCAGTAGCGTTCCGCGGTGTTGGATAGGATGCCAGTGGCCGAGGCCGCCCCTTGGGAAACAGCCCGCCCTGCTTGGTACTCCCGTAGCAGTTTAACCGACATCCCGCCAGGGATGATACTACCAAGGAGGAAACCACCAAGTTCCACGCCTTGTTGATGAGCATCTGCGAATCGTGCAGCCCCATCGGACATGTCACCGCCTTCAATAAACCTATGCACATCCTCATCGGTAATTTGGTTAAGGTCGGGTGCGATGAACTTTGGCAATGGATTGTCATTGCCCGTGATGGCATCTGCTGCCGACTGCACCAATTGGCCTGCCTTGAAGATAGTGTAGTCAACACCATTCCAAGTAGAAGAAATGGCATTATCCAACATTGCTGGAACGCCATGAGTTACCCAATCAAGGGCAGGGTTAGGATTGCCAACATCACTGTTAGCAAGCCCTTGTGCTACGAAGTCGGCGTAGACTGGATTGTCGATAGCCATTTGTTGTTACTCCATGAGGGCTAACTTACCAACTTCCAGTGGGTCCACCAGAAGGTGTACCAGAAACGGGCGGTGGATTGGAGCTAGGTTTGCTTCCAAAGATTTCGGCTAATTTGGCAAACACGCCTGGGCTTTCCTGGGCTGTCTTGTTAACGGCTTGCACTGCCCCAACTGCTTTTACAACGTCTGCTGGATTGGTCAAGTCGAAAGCGTTAGCTCCAAACCTAACGACGTAACCCTTCTGCTGCGGTGCCCCAATCAAGTCAAAGCGGCGCATCTTATTGTTAGCATCTACCAAGCTCTTGTAGTAGTTACTAATGTCGATTGCCGGTTGCTTACTGGAATTAGCAAGGGCAGAAATGATGTTGGCATCAGTTAGGGATGCTGTTGGCAAGTTTGCAATAGCCGGAGGCACCGCTCCAGGGTTCTGCTTGTTAATCAAGTCGATGGCTCCAGGCGTAAGAGCGTATGGGTTGGTGATCCCTTGCGGCGCCTTGCCAAGTGCCATCTCACTGTACTTCTGCGCAACATAGTTGCCAAAGAATCGCTGCTCCTCGATAGCCCGTTGCTTGGGATCGAGTGAGAACTTCTGTTTGGCTGCTGCTGTACGATAGTCGTTGCTCTGGCGCAATTGATTGATGACAGCAACGTTGGGTGCCAAGGCTTCTCGGGTAGCTTGAGGCAGCGCTGGGTTGTTAGCAGTAGCCATAGCATCCACAGGGTTAGCCCCAAGGGAACCACCAGCTGCTACTGCCTGCAACATTCCAAGCGTATCTTTGTCAATTACCTTGGCCCACTCGGAAGGCTTGATGCCTTGTGGAATGGTCATCCCCAACTTTGTAGCAGCATCTTGCAGCAGATTGTCAGCGCCTGCGTTGGCCTCTACTACTTGCTGGAATTGCTGAAGCCTACGCTGCACATCCTGTTGCTGCAAATCTATGTGCTGCTGTTGCAGCAGTTGGCGCAATTGCTGCAACTGCAATTCCTGCTGCTTGTAGGCATTGTTGACATCTACGCTCTGTGCCAGTGCCGCCACATGAGCGAGCTGGGCCAGGCCAGGGTTAGCAGCGTCATTGAGTGTTTGTTGGTTCTGCGCCAGCTTCTGGTTTCCGCCCACCGCAGTCTGCATGGCTTGTATTTGGCCCATGATGCGATCGTAGTCCATCTTGTCACGAGCGCCGCCAAACAAGCCACTAACCAAGCGTTCCATCGGACTCTGGGCTTCCCAGGTGGGGCCGGAGAACCTAGCATTGTTGCGGTTGAAGATATCTACCAGCGCCTTGATATTGTCAGCCGTGTTGTTGCCGCCAGCCACCACGGCAGAGTTGGGATCATTGTCGTTCATCCCAAAGGTACCCATAGACTTGCTGTTGGCTGCTGCCAGAGCTTTGATGCCATCCAGGGCACTTTGCAGCAAACTTGGTACATCAAATTTGCTACTTGGAGTTGCAGGCTGTCCAGCAACAGCAGTGGCACCCGTGGGAGCAGGCGCGGTAGCTGATTGGTTAGCTGCTTGCAGAACATCAGTAGGCATCCCGCCATTCTCGCCGGGAAGGATGCCGTTAATCATCGGCGGGTTGACAAAGCCTCTGCCAGCCCCGGCACTAGCACTGTTAACTTGCGTCAGTGCATTTTTGAACTGCCGAAGATAGTTAGCTGCAGTAGTGATGCCATCAGTTGCATTGGGATTGGGCTTAGGCGATCCTGTGAAGTAGGCATTTACACCATCTTCCAGGCCGTTGTTCTTTACCAAATCAGCAAACATCTTAATCCCTGCCACCGCAGAGTGGACAGGGTTAAGCGGGTCGGTCATGCCAGGCTCGGCATACTGCTCGAAGTTGCCGTACTTAGCACCCAGTTGCTTGCTAAGAATCTGCATGGGGCCGATGGCTCCCACCGAATTTGGTGTGTAAGCCTTCGAGTCATTACCTAGGTTGCTCTCGATTTTAGCAATCGCTAACACCGCGTTTTCAAGCCCAGGGGCGTACTGTTGAGCTAATGCTCGCAGCTCGTCTTCACCAAGTTGTTGTGCCATTGTTTATTCTCCTACGATCCAAAGATACCGCCGATAACACCAGCAACCGGCCCCAACAAGCCGCCCAATATGCCTCCCATGCTACCTGCACCAGAACCCCCGATAGAGTTAACAGTGTAGCTACCCCGGGTGGCAGAATACAGCTGGGAAAGCGCCTGAATATCACCTTGCCGGATATTAGCATACTTAGACACATTGTCCAAGGTGTCCTTAGCTGCCTTGGCAGATGCTCTGGCGTATGCATCATTGGCAAGCAGTTGGGCAGTCGTAGAGTTGTATCCACCGCTGCCGTTCATTGCTTGGTAAATCTGCGGTAGATCAGTTTCCCTGTAATCGCGGAATGTGGAGTCAACAAGGTCACGGGCATCGGAAATACCAAGTGTCTTGTTGTACTCTGTAGGAGTGGTGACAAGGATGGGTGTGAGAGTCGTTAATGCTTGGCAAGTTGGAGGATACCAGCATTCGTCGCTGTTCTTCTCCCGGTAGATGTACTTACTTTTATCTTCCCCCGTGATATGATCGACGAGGTTGCCAATAGCTCCACCGTACTTATCAAGAAAGCTCTCAATTGCGCCGGAAGAAACATCCATTGCATCTACTCCTTACTTCTTCGCCATCGGCCGCACGCCAAACCACCACATCGTGGTAGAAGTTGCGAGGTAGATAGCTGCATCCACCAGGGAGGCGGCTTGGGCATCTGCTAGCGCCTTCACGCCAATAGCGCCCACCGCGATTGTCACCAGCCAGGCAAACAGCACACCATAGCCAATAGTGGTGCCGGGGCGGATGAAGCCCCGGAGGAAGTCCACAATGCCAAGTAGGTACTGTATAGCAATAGGCGCAGTGGAAGCTGCCGACACATAGGTAGCCTTGTCACTTTCATAACTGGCAGTCACAGCTGCATTGTCACCTTGGGCTACAGCCACCTGCACGTTACTAGCTGCCAAGACTTGTGCCTTCTGCAATTCTAGTTCTGCAATTTCTTTGTTGGCTTGAGCTTCCTGGGCTTTAGCTTCTGCCTCTTGCTTGGCCTTGAAGTAGTCCATAGCGTAGGTCATGCCGGTGCCAAGCAGCCCAGTAAGTCCGCCGAAAAGTGCTGAAAGTTCCATGAGTGTCTCCTTACAAGAAAAGCATCGCAAGTTGCGCAAGTGAGGACAATGAGTTAATGTCCAGTCCGGGGGTACCATCAGTACTATCAGGCGCGGCTACTGTAGGTGTTGCCTGTGTCGTGGGTGCATCTGCTAGCGGAGCCTGCACCTGCTTCTGCTGCTGGGTGTTTTCGGTATCATCTTCCTTCTGCATTTGCAGGAGTTTACTGAAGTCAAATCCGCCCAGCAGTGCAAGCATACTAGCGTCCATAGGAAGTTCCCCGCTGCTGTTGCAACTCGACGATGGCCTGCGTATTGTTGGCCTGCTGCGCTTTGAGCACTGCTACATCAGTAATTACCTGAGCCAGCAAAACTTGGGAACTCTTTAGTTCCGAAAGCTGAGCTCGTACATGCTCCAATTGATCCAGCGTCTTTTGGTTTTGCTGCGCAAAGTAGTAAATACTACCAAGCCCTTGGAAGAAGAAAGCAGCAATTGCTATGTAGCTTTTGATGGCATCAGGGGATTGTGGCGCCATTCTCGATCTCCAGTAGAAAAGGTTTTCGCGCGAGTGCGTTGTGGAATTTAGCAATAGCAAGCCGGGAGTTAAGTAACATGCGGCCATGCCCCATTGTTCCAACTGCCAAGCCAAGGGCTATACATCCCGCCAACTCCTGCTTATAGCCTTCACTAGCTAACCCACAGAAGTTGGCTACATGGATTCTGATCCCAGCCCGGCCGGGAACGTTGAGTAGGCTGTAGCCCCAACCGAGATGCTTGCTAAATGTCCATACGCACTTGTATGTACCAATCGGAATGCAGCTATTTCCTCGGACGTTGTTCCTCCAAGGTAGCTCACCGGACCAGAGCTTTAACAACTGACTTCCAATTGGCAACACGAAGTTGCCAAAAGTACCGTCAGCGCCGGAGATAAGGCGTGTCAGATGGACGGTAAACATCTAACACCCTTTACTTAGCCGGTGCTTGCGCAGCAGGTTGTGTAGCAGCTTTTGCGGCAGCCTGCGCAGCGGCCTTCAGTTCAGCAGCCTTGGCAGTAGTTTCGACGGCAGCTTTGTTTGCCGCAACCGCAGCAGCTCGGGCGCGGGCAGCCGCAGCTTCAGCCAACGCAGCCTTTTCAGCAACCGACAGCTCCACGACTTTGCCATCCCCCTCATACTTGTAATCGCGGCAGTTGTCTGCCGTGAAACCGTTGGGAATGTCAGTCACTTGGTGCAGCGAGTAGCCAGGTTCGGTAACGACCAAAGGCTTGTCACTTGCGCGGACGATGTTTCCGCTTTTGCTTCCAGAAATAATCCACATGGGGAACCTCTCAATTGAAAGAACGTTGGTACAAGCTACCAACAAGCTATTCTCCTATGGCTTCTATAGGCAGAAGCCTAGTAGAATCCGTTACTTTGCTATACGGCTTCATAGAAGTTAACAAGGCCGTAGCGAATCCCGCTGGTAATCTGCTTCACTTCATGCGTCCAGCTGTAGGTAGACGGGAACAGTACCAGTTCACCAGCTTTGGGCACGTATGTGAAGGGCTTGCCATCTTCACCGATGATGTTCGCAAACTCCAACTGGCCGCCCTCGAAATCGGTGCCGCAGTTGTTGAGATAGATGCACCCGGTATACCGGCGGCTGGAATTGACTTTGATCTTCCCATCGTGGATAGTGCAATTATCCGCGTGCGGAACAAAGAAGTCTCCAGGGCCGTTAGCAGTTACCAACCATTGCCGCCATTGCTTAACAGGCCGGGTATCCTTGTAGGTAGCTACGATAGCTGCCAACACAATGGAATCCAGCATCTTGTCCAGCTCTTTGGCGGTATCAGGCACCAGGGCAGACAGTTCGATTATCTTACCTTGGCGCTTGTCCGAATCTTGGACCCATTTATCCCCGTTATAGTAGTTGACCGGGCGGAACTCCGCGCGGGCTGCGGCTTCGCATAAGTGTTTGCACAGTGTAGCATCCAGCACTTGCGAAATCCCCACCGGGGTTTCCGTGCCTGGCGCTAGTAGTTGCTTCGCTGGCTGCGCATCATTGGCTGCCAGAAAGTCAATGGCTGCTTGTGAAATTTGGTATTTCATTTCCAGTTCCTCGGTTAGTACACAAATCCATCTTTAGTAATCCAGCGCTTCCAGCCATAGTAGAGTTTACCCTGGCTGTAAACTTTTGGCTTGTTCTCTACGTAATTGGCATCCTTGGTAAAGGCAAAGATGTAATCACGTAGCTCTTGCTTGCTTTCCCTGTAGGTTGAGAATTTGTTGGAGAGTTGCCGCTGCATTGCCCACGCTGTCCAACTTGGGTGCGAAAACCAGGCAGTCTGCTTGTTGGCTTCAATCCGAACTAGAGTGTCCGCGCCCCGGTTGCTGCCATTGTAGTATGGACGCAGATTAGCATCTTGGAAAGCTAAGCAAAACTCCAACCACCATAGCCGCTGAAAAAGTGTGGTGGATGGAAAGGCAGCTTCCAAAGGTGCAGCTTCCTCTAGGAATCGGCGAACAGCTACTCCCCAACCTTGCTCTTCCCAACTGCCCTGATATTTCTCCGCCTGATAGTTGCCAAAGAGTTCGTCGGCCCACATCCCATCCACATGCAAGGTATCAGGCTGCATGTATAGAGCTAGGTCACTCTTTACCTGCGGTTTACCTACGATGTATTTGTGGTAAAATTCCGGGTACTCATCAATGGAGTTTTGGTCAAGTACCCAAATCACATCGAGCTTAGGTGCTTCAGCTAGAATTGCGCAGGCGATAGCTGTACTATCCAAGCCACCACTCCACCAAAGGTAAACTGGCTTTCCCAAAGCAGCAATGGCAGTAGCTCTAGCAGCCATCAATTCAGGCAGCTTAGGTGCCGACACTCGCAACTCATCGCCGGCAATGTTGCACTCGGGGAAGATGTTTACTGCTAGGGGATTTAGGTGAAAGGCTGCTGGGTGCCTAGGAACTATGAAAGGCGTTTCTCCATCATACTTCTGCTTGATCTGGTGGTAGCCCGTTTGCACTACTGACGTATGTGCAGCGTAACCATTATGCCAGATGTACTTGCTCATAATGGATTCCCCTTAGCCATGAACTCCAGCAGAGTTTCATCTAACAGCTCGACTCTGGCGACAGTTTCCTTCGCTAGAAATTCTACTGGCACATTGTCATAGCAAGATGCTGCAATCCTGGAAAGCAACTGCTGCTCGGTATCGGTGGCGCCGCCAGATAGATACTTACGGGACAACCTGCCAAGGGCTTGCAGCTTTGCAATGCCGATGGACGTTGTAGGCAGCCCGAGTGCCGCCAAATCGAACAACTGCTGCTTATACGCCACGATCTTATCATGCGCAGCCTTCCGCATAACCCTGGATTGATTTGCCTCTGCTGCGGAAGTTTTGTAAGTCTTTACGAGCTTACCTTCTACGTAGCGATAGGAGCTAAAGGTGGCAGCAAAATTATCGGGCAGCTGACCATGGTAAGTCACCCTACGAAGTTGCTTGGGCTTAAGCTCTGGTACTTGCGAAAGGATCGCAAAGTAGTCAGCATAGGTAGTCGCGTGCATCCAGCTGATTACTCTGCCGTCCCTATTGAGGAATAGAGTGTAACTCATAGTTGCTCCTGCCCTCTGTACCATTTGGCTGCCCGTCTTGCGAAAGTAACCCTGCCAGTTTTATCGAACACCTTGTGGATTTTGCCATTGTCATCTACCGCGGAAGTGTAGACTACGATCACACCCCGGGATAGCAGGCGCTTCTCCACTTCATTGAACACTTGGGTAGCTATGCCTTTGCCTCTGTATGCAGGATCGGTATAAGCGAACTTGGTAAATGCACGACCCAACTCGTCAACACTGAATAGTTGGGCGCATACAATCTTGCCAGTTTCGCTATCCTTGGCATATACCACTTCGCTATGGTTGCCCCAATCCAGGCAGGGATGCGTGAGCTTTTCTTTGAGCATCTCGGCATAGCCGCAAAAGACGAAGGTGTAGGCAGGGGAGAACGCCAGTTGCTTTTCGTAGTGGTATGTAATCATGTTGTCAACTTGATTTCTGCAAGGGTTGCAATGGCACCGATGCTACACGACGCAGGGTTTGTTTTGAGGCAGCAGCAGCCCGAAGTTCCGGTAAGGTGAACCTAGCCTTACTGGCAACCAACCCGCGGCCAAGATCGCCTAGCACATTGCGGCCACCCATACCGCGCACGATTGCAGACTTCTCAACTACCTCGAAGCCAGTGTACTTAGGCGCTTGCACCAAAGCATCGCCCCAGGCATCGGTGTAGATAAGCGGTTTGGTGACATGCGTATACAAGCTGGTATTGTATCCCTGAGGGCTAGCTGCTGCAATGGCATTGACAGCCATTTCAGTCAGCTTTAGCAGCGGATGGTTCAACTGTGCCACAAGCAATTCCGGGCTGTACATATAGAAGCGCGTCACTGCTTCTTGCTGTCGGTTGATCTGGTATTGGACTACCGGGGTAGCACCAATGTTGAAGAACAGTTGGTTGGTGTCGGGGTCGAGCGCCGGCTTCATATCCCCAGCAGCCATGATGTAGCAGTGATCCGGGAAAAAATCTCCAAGAGTAGCTTGAAGCAACTGCCGCGGGCTGCCTACGCCTATCTCCCCGCACAGTGCTACAGATTTTTCTTGGTAAAATTTCTCCACATCGGTATGAACCTCTAACAGCTCGATACCATGCTTCTTGGCAAACTGCTTGGCTACCACGTAATCATGCTGGTTCTTGCCAACTACGTAGTGGCAGAACATCGCTTTGACCGGGATTCCAGCTTCCTTAAAGGACAGCCAAGCTGCCTGACTATCCAGCCCACCAGAAAAGCCTAGGAGCAGCGGCTTATTGGTGGAACTGGCTATGTCGCGGGCAGCTTGGATGCACTCGTCTCGCCAACTACCAACCACGCCTAACTTGCTGAAATCTAGCTGCGCAAAGAAACGCTGGCCGATTCCATACTTGGAGAAGGGAGTTTCCCCCCAACCCCAAGTGAAGTAGTTATGTTTGGTGTAAGCGAACATGATTAGTCAGAATCCCCATCGTCACCGGGATCGTCACCGGGATCATCCGAGTTATCGGTATCATCGGTGTCGTCGGTATTATTGGACGGCGAGCCTCCAGTACCATCACCACCCCCAGTAGTATTGCTACCATTGTTGGTACCAGTACCGTTGTTGGTACCAGTACCCGGATTGGTGCCAGTACCACCGCCGGTATGACCGCCAGTGCCATTGTTGCCACCGGTGCCATTGTTGCCAGTGTTACCGCCAGTATTGCCACCGGTGTTACCGCCAGTACCGCCAGTGTGGCCACCAGTGCCGGTGTTGCCCCCAGTACCACCAGTAGTGCCACCCGTGTTTGTACCACCGGTTCCTCCGGTACCACCGGTATTGGTTCCACCAGTTCCACCAGTGCCACCTGTCCCGGTGCCCCCAGAAGTGTTACCACCGGTGCCACCATCGGTAGTACCACCAGTGCCAGTACCGCCATTGGTACCACCACTGGTGCCATTGCCACCAGTACCAGTGCCACCCGTGCCAGTGCCTCCAGTAGTACCACCCGTGTTGGTACCTCCATTGCCCCCGGTAGAACCTCCGGTGTTGGTGCCACCATTGCCATTGTTGCCACCTTGAGAGTAGCTACCAGTGGTGAGAGGAACCCATTGGACACCCGTCCAATACCAAAGCACTCGGGCTGCTAGATCGACGTAGAACGGTTGGCCGGTAACGCCCGGCGGCGTAGTAGGAGTACCGACCCCACTACAAGGATTGCAACAAGCCATGATCTTTTTCCTTTGTTAGAGTTGAACCCACTCACCGCCTGCGTAAACCCACAGCTTCTTGGCTGCGCGGTCTAGGTAGAACGGGAGGTATCCTTGGGAAGGCTCACCAGTTGGAGCACCAACATCTGATGCTACCTTGAAACAAGGCAGAAGCGGACGCAAGTCCAGCAATGCATCATTTACGCGCAGAAGCAGCTCGCACTCGTCAAGCTGCAAGATGGTAGGCGGAAGGAAGCACGGATCAATGTGATAGCCCTGTGGCATATCTTGAACCATGCCATCAATCCGCACTAGCGGGCGAATGAAGCGCGGCTGAGGTGTTCCATACTGGATGTCCTTCCACACTGGCACACATTTTGCATTCAGCATGGAAGTATCTCCTTAGCTAGGTAGTTAGTCCCAATACGGGATGCGTTTGGAAACACCACCGATGGTGATGATAGCCCACCCAGCTGGGTCCCCCAATAGCATTGTGGCTTGGCCACCGGTGTTGGTAACGATCGCATTGGGGATTGTTTCATTGGTGATCGCAGCTGGGCCTGGATTGGTAGGCAGGTCAAGCGGCGGAGGCGGTGGTACGAAAAGTCCAGAGGCGCGTGCGACGAGTTGGTTGTCGGTATCACCAGCAACGAAAACATCGACTTTGAGTGGATCATCGGGAGTGCCCATACCAGAGAGGCCAGCGGTGTTACTGCTAACAACCTTAGTAGGTGCTATATCCCAAAGCGACACATCTCTCGTGCTACCATCTGTCATGGTGAAGCGCAGCACATAGTTGGCGCTGTTGTATTCGATGTTGACAATACCAGGACCGCCAACGAGGGAACTGAGGTTGACAGTAGAGACGTTGCCATCAACAAAAGTGACCGACAAATTACCGGTGGTGGGATCAAAAGATACACTGCCACCTGCAAGGTCTAGGATACTTTTGTCTAGCTTCGCGCCTTCAGCAAGTACAGTGTGTTTAGTGCCAGATTCATCAAGCACCACGATGTGAGTTTGAGTTGTCATTTGTTGAAAACTCCTTCAATGAAGGGTGTAGTCTCATATACGGGCAGTGTAGGAACTGCCCGTATTTTCTGTCAACCTGCTTCTATTTAGGAAGCCGGATGAGTCCAGTACGGAATCACCACTTGGTTGCCTTCCACATAGATGGTGGCCCAGCCAGCCGGGTCACCAAGCAGCACGTCAGCGGGGCCACCAGAGTTGGAGATGCTCCGGGTGGTAACGGAGCCGTTGTCGGCAGCGATAAGCGGCTGAGTTTGTGCCAGGTCGAGAGGCGGCACAAAGAGGCCATCATCCGACGCAGAAAGCTGGTTGCCACCACTGGCGGAAACCTTGACGTCAACCTTGATCGGGCTGCCAACGGTGCCATCGCCCGAGGTAGTGGCGGTAGCAGTGTTGGCAACCTGAACAGGGATCAGGTCAGAAAGCGGCACCGTGTAAGTGCTGCCATCCGACATGGTGAGCGTCAGAATGTGCGAAGCCGGATCGTAGCTGCTGCCAGCGAGGAACTTGTCAGCTGCCAACGTGCCTAGGTTGACAACCACACTTGCGCCATCCGAGAAGGTCAGCGACAGGTTGCCAGTGCCGGGGTCATAGGAAGCATTGCCGACTGCGAGGTCGAGGATGCTCCGATCGAGCTTGTCGCCCTCTGCGAGAATGACATGCTTGTGGTTTGCTGCGTCAAAGATGACGATTTGGGACTTGGTTGCCATTTTGGCTCTCCTTTCGGTGGGTGAAAAAACGATGGAATGATGCGCTAATTGGAAGTTGTCATTAGAACATCATCTGCAATGGAAGTCAGGGCAGACTTAGAAGCTTTGGAAGGACGGTTCTTAGGTGGCGGAAATCTCCTGTCTGATATAAGAGACAGACCCAACAACATGATACTCTCCAGGTGTAGCACTAACGAGCTGGATAGGCTGATCGAAGTGGGCATAATACGGAAGAGGCACTGCCGGCTGGTTTGGATCGCCGGAGGCAGTCAAATTGACATCAGCCAGATCATACCATCTACCCTGGTCATCCTGAATCGCTGACGGCACAGTAAGATACAAGCCATTGCTTGTTACCGTGTAGTACATCCAGTAGTAAAAGACGATCTGGCAATTGCCGATAACAGGCCGAGTGTTCTCGTAGTTATCTGAACTTACCCAAGAAACCGCAGGTGCTAACTGGGGAATCAACTCCGGGGCGAGGGAGATGTAATTTGAGGCAGCCGCCGGCAAGAACTGCGGGTCGATGATATCCCCTGGTTCTAGCTCCATGTGTTCGTTGTTGACATGCTTGACAGGTACCACGAATGCCATTTGGTTACCCCTCACTTGTACAACGGAATGTTGTAAGCAACTCCGCCTACCATGACCTTACCCCAAGCATCGGGCTTGGCCAGCAAGTAGTCATCAGTACCAACTGCTGCGGTGGGGATAGCAGCGTCGGTTATGACTGCCGGTTCATTGCCAGCTGTCACTTGGGAGATGTCAACAGTGTTGCCACCAGAGATTGACAGGTTGTTAGTACTCTGGTCAAAGCTGAGAGTTTGATACCCAGAGCTATTCACAGCTCTGGCAATTGCATCCATATCAAGGTAGCAATTATCCAGCTTCCAGTTGAATGGAGCATCTTGAGTTTGTGCGTTGATACGCACCAGGGGTTTGAAGTACCGTGGGTTAGGAACCCCGCGCATGGGCGGGTCTACAAGCACGAACTTCGCATCGCAGGCAGCCATGTGAAATTCTCCTTAAAGAGTGGATGATTGGTCGGCGCAGTTCCTAATTTAGCATAGGAAAGAATCGAATCCCCGCGCGGCGATTACTGCTTGGCCTTAATACCTAGGCTGGTGGTAGATGGGCTAAGGTTGCTTACTACACTACCTTGGCAAGTAGCAGTTAGTTGGCCTGCTGGGATGGTAATGGTTGCGGTCAAGTCAGTGGTGCTATTCACCATGAATTGCTTGGTGTAGGTGTACTCTTGGCCCGCGTCCAATGGCACTCCCGCGAATGAAATGTTGCCCGGCGAGAGCGCAGCCGGGGGAGCAATGGCTGCCAATGACAGGTTGGTAATGCCAGCTTCCCCAA